CCAAACGAGATATTGGTACATTTAATGACTTGTACAGTCTCTTTTGGAAGTAAAGTACATCTTCCATTTCACCAAGATTTTGTCCTCCTGGCAGAGTTGTAATTTCTGTTCCACGTCCACCTTCACGGCGCGGCATCCAAAAATCATCGGTCATAGACATATGGCGACGGTCATCTCTAACATCACCAGTCTCTACGTTATAGACTAAGCGATTTTTATGTTTAGCCATCATATCTCTTAGATATTGCTCGGCCTTCATTTTTGGTAAGTTACCAACGTCGATATAGAATATTCTACGCTCTGGCGCTCTCGAAATTCTATAAATTACAACTGAATCTTCGAGCATTCTAAGTTGATTTAGGGGTTTATGTGCTTTATGTAAATGAGAGAGAATTAATGTATTTTCTTCATTCAATATTCCAGAAGTACAACTAACAACTGAATCTTTCGCTATCTTTAATCCGGTTGTCGAATATTGTTGTAAGTCTCCTGGCTTTCTCTGAATTGTGTTAAAGCCATTTTCGTTATATACAAAATATTCATTCTTGACTTTTTTGGTAAAACCAACATTTGGACCTTGACCCAATCTAACCTGTTCAAATTCTCGAACTTTTCTGATTTTTCTTGGATCGATGTATCGAAGCTCTTTAATGCCGTCTTTGGGCGAATTCTCGTCTATCATTACGTGATAATTCAAGCGACCATCCACGTACCATTTACTAAATGTATCGTAGCCTTGTTTACTAAAGTCCAATAGTCTCAATACTTCATCAAATTCATCTCTAATGATTTTCTTCAGCTTGTCTGACATATCTAACTCTTCGGTCACACATTCTACAGCTTTTTTGTCTGAGGATATGTTGATCGCTTCGTTTACAATATCATCGACAGCCTGTTGAACCTCTGGCTGTTGTATCATTGCACGATACTTTCGAATTAATTCAGATTCACTTTTAGCTGTACCTTCAAGGTCAATATACGTTGATATTGCGCCCCCGACAGCAACCGCAACTGCACCATCATCATTTACTGGCTCAGTAAAAGATTGGATTGTATCTAAATCCTCATCTTTTCTTTTTATCTCATATCCGAATAGTGTTAATGCCATGTTTATCTTTCTTTAGTTAACCTAGTTATTCCCGAATTCCAAACTCTTTTCCAACCATTATTAGTCATATTTTCATATTCTGTTAGGCTATTATTGAAGTTACTTATAATTCTGTGAAGGTTTTTCTTTTGTGCTTGATATCTAGATAGTATCTTATTCCCTTTGATGTATCGATAACTTGGTTTACCCAATTCCATAGTAGTCCAAAATTTACTGGATGAAATTCCTAGATCATTAGAATGATATGATACAACAGTTTTACTATCTATTTTAGATATAAGCTTACTGTATCCGCCCATTACTCGAATATCATTTTTGGTGCAGTATCTTATAACTTCTGTAGCATTTTCATTAAATCTAGACTTGCCATAAGTTAATACTGAAACTAATTCATTTTCATAAAATAGTCCTAAACTATTTGTGCAATTTGCATAACTATCTATATGATATAAATCACAAAATAACTTAGCATCGTCTTTAGATATTTCTTTAAACACACACTTTCTTGCACCGATTTGTTTAGCTTTATTTGCTACTTTATTCGCAATAAAGTTTCTTATCTTGTTTCCATTAGAGTACCAATCTAAGTCTAGTATAGAAATCAACTCTATTCCTTGATTTTTACACATTTGCCATTTATTTAAGTGGTAGTTCTTATCTAAAACACCATCGTGATGCCAATGACTACCATTATACTCGATAGCTATTTTTAGACTTGGAATATATAGGTCTAATTCTAGAGGAGATATAATCTTTCTTGTATTGGAGATAACTTTTTCATCCGTAATACTATTCAGGAACTCTTCTACCTCTCTTTGTCCGAAACTATTTCTAGGTGCTCCCAGAGACTCATATATACCATATTCTTTCAAGTATCTCTCAATTGTTGAATCAGTACAGTCGAACTCCGTAGCTAACACAGTGGTAGGAACATTTAAATCTCTTTGTGTTTTCAAATAGTCTTTGTCGAGAATATCAACAAATTTTCTATTTGACTTTCTCTTAGATTTGTATTGTTCGGACTTAGTGAAATGCTTTGTTCCATATTTCTTCAAATTTGTCTTTTGAGTTTTGAGTTTAACTTTTTCAGTTTTAGCTGGATGCCCTCCATACTTTTTCTCAAAAGCCGATTTTATATTGGCAGATCTGCTTTCAGAAGCATTTGCACATTTCATAGAGCAATATTTTCTATATCCAGCGTTAAATGATAGAAACTTGGTTTCGTTTCCACATTCGCATAACACATCAGTTTTAGATTTTTTGTGATATGTGAGATAGAATCTTTCAGCAATTGGTTTTGTTAAATCAGGACAATTTTCATTAATAATCTCTATTGCATCTTTGTCCTGTTTTAATTTCTTCCACTTTTTTACAGTGCCATTTTCTATGTATTTTTCAAGTGCGTTCATACTATATTAATTTGCCTTACGAGTTTGTGTTAGCTGAACCAGTAATACCGCCAGAGACATTCCACCAGTCATATTGAAACGTAACGTCGAAACGTTCAATATCATCAACTGTTGACCAGTCTACAGCAATTGCAGAAATATTTGTCGGAAATAGACCATTGAAATTGTATACTCTCAGAGGATTATTGTCTTTTGATAGCTGCGTGACTTGCGCTTGGCTTTTCAATTGATTAGACGTGCCGCCAATACGAATGTTTCCTTCATGTGTGTTCATAGCACTCATCCACTCTTCGAGCGCATTTCGAATTAGGAAGTCCTCATCATTCATTACAGTCACAGTCCATTCTTCAAATGTTCTATCACCAGGTTGCTTAATTTTTCTGCCCATATATGGTATTTCAATAACACCTATATTGTCTGCTGGAAGCGATGCTGCCTGAGCAAGAATTGGAACTTTGAAGTCTGCTCCACCGTTAATCGGATTTGTAATATCAACCTTGAACAACGAAGGACGTGCGCCACCAAAAGTAAGCTGGGACTTTATCTCGTTAATATTCATCTTTTTCTCCTATGAATTTTGAGGATTAATCTGTAGTTATTTATGTGAAAAAATACTTGACAGTAACATTAAAATATACTACATTAAACCTGTAAGAAAAGGAGAATGAATATGGAAATGTTTCTCACTGCAATTTTTGTCGTTATGATGTCATCTGTGGCGGGCGCTCTAGTAGGAGCTTCAGCTTTGATATGCAACTATGCGTTTCGTTCAATTACAGAGTCCGATGAATAAACGAAAGGAAGAATGAATATGGAAACTGTTTTTATCATTGCTATGTCTGCAATTGTTGGGTTTGTCTCTGCAATTTCAGTTTTACTCTTGATGTATGTTTTTCGTGAAGTTTCGCAGCGATTCAAAACGACACATAGACTATAAACAAAAAGGCGCCTTTCGGGGGCGCCTTTTCTATGTTATATTTTGGTCTTCTTAGAAGTTTCCTACAATCTCTTCAAAGTCAACACCAGTTCTAGTATTAACAAAATTCAAGCGAACGAAGTTAATTGATCGCGCAGCCTTGACATAAATGTCACCGATAAATTCATTTCTATCGATTACTTCAGGAGTGTTGTTTGTCAAATCGCAAACTACTCTAAAGTCTGTTATGCCTCTTCTTCCCTGAACATCTCTCAGGAATGGCTCTGTTAGGTTTCTAAATTGGGCACGAGTTGAATCGTCGTTGAATTCCCAAAGAATAGACTTAGATGCTCTCGCAATTGCTTTTTCAATTACGATGAATAGTCTTCTGACATTAATTCTATCAAATGCAGACGGTCTATTTAAGAATGTCTTATCACCAAACAGAATTGTGCCTTGACCGGGCTGTGTAATTACAGGATTGATTCCGTTTTTATACAGTAAGTCTCTCTGAGGCTTATTAGGATTAAGAGCAAGTTTTACAACGTTTTTAATATTTCCTCTATTGTAACCCGCAGGGCTAAACCAAGGGTCTCTAGTGTCGTCTGTTCTTGCGCATAGACCAGCAATATCACCGTTAAGTGGTATCCAACGATATGTGTCAGAATATTTATCGTATTGATACTTATATCCTGAATCTACAACAAGGTATGAACTCGCACCGATTGCATTAGCACTTTCTACTAAGTCTTGAGAAGTGTATGAATCGATATTTGCAAGCTGTGGTGTGGCACAAAATACAACGTCTTTACGATCTTCAACGACATTATCTGTAATGAAGTTCGTTAGGTCGTTTGATATTGGTGAACCACCAATTAATAGAGAAATATCAATATCTTCCGCAGATTTGAATATATTGTATCCATCTGCAACCTTGCCTATTGAAATAGTCTTTTCGCCTTCGCCGTCTGAACCACCAGAAAGTTTTTGGTATCCTGCACCAACAGGTGCAGCTACAAATCTAACGTAGCTTGATCTATTTTCTAACACGGAACCAATATTGTTCGTTGAACCGTCAAAACTTTTTGCGCCAGTTACGGTAGATAAGTTTTCGTATAGTTCAATTTCGCTTCCTTCAACTCCCGTAATCTCTCCATCAGTGTCAACCACAACTAAGTGAAAATGATCTTGTTCTGGTGCAAAATCAAACAAGTTTGCATATCCCCATTCATATTTGAATGTGTCATCATATGCAACTGTTGATATGTATTTGTTTGATAATGTCACAGGTGTTAAGTGTGAACCTAAGTTATCAGCATCTTCTACAGTCTCGCCAATTGACACGATTCTTAGTCTTTGGTTATCAACAACAATGGCATCCCCAACGCTGATATAGCTTGGTGCTGTGTCATTTGTTGAAACAATTTCACCAGTTCTACTTGATGGGAAAATAGAAATTGTGTCATCACTTGTCTGCGATTCAAACGATTCAGAGTCGCAATAAGCAACTGAAATTGAGTTTCCAAGTGCGCCTTCATATGCTCCTTCGAAACTAGCATTACTTGCAACGCTTGCATTTTCATTTACTCTGACAACGTATAGTGCATCGCTATATGCTAGAAAGTTTGCAGCACTAAAAAACGTTTCTGTGTTCTGCCAAGAATCATTAGCAAGTGGCTTAGAAAATCTGCTCACTAATTCAACTTCTGAGGATATTAAGATAGCCTCATTCGATGGTCCCCAGCGAAATACACCAGCAATGCCTGCTTCCGTTGTTGCGACAGCGGGAACTACTGTTGTTAGGTCAATTTCATTTACATCAATTGATGGACTTTGTGAGAATGACATACGCTATCTCCTTATTATTTATTTCAATACTTATTCGTTTTATTTATAAAATGATAAACTTGTATTTAGAATCTGTTTGAATAGTGATCGAAATTATTTTCGAAAGTGTCCATTATATCGCTAGTGTTAAACCCAATAGGCAATATGTCTTCGAACTCATCTTGTTCTTTTTTAGTTCTAAGTCTTTTCAACGTATCTATTTCAGTGATTTCTCTAAAGAATGGTTGATCCACTAACCAGCCAAATAAGACAAGACACATTACCAAGTCATCATGTTTTCCACTTTCTGCTTCGTAAGATGAACCCTTTCTAGAAAATGTGGATAGTTCTGATATTGTGTGAAAGTCGTTTACAATAAGTTGGTCTTGCTCAATCATAATCTTGATCATATTGCAACCGATTGCTTTAACGCTTTTTGTTGTTCTAATCCCTCTATCGACAGATTTACCAAATCCAGCAGAAATTCTTTTGCCCGCTCTTCCGCCCGATTCGGTAAAAAGTAAAGTATCTACCTCAAATTCGGAATGAAGTAAATCTGCTATCTGCGCACCAATGTCGTTTACTTCAACCAAAACGTAAGCGTCATTATACATTTTGATTGCTCTAAAGATTATTTCAGCATAATCCATTGGAGTTACCATATTATCTCGAAAAGATGCTACAATCTTATATGGCATCTGTGTTGAATCGATTATTTGGAATGCTGAATAGTCTAACCCTTTACCTCTAGACACATCAACAATTATGCAATATATTTTGTCTTGTATAGGTTTCTCATAGACTTTCATCAATTCAATTTCTTCAATTGGAATTTTATCGACCATTTCTTTTAGTTTGTAGCCTTCGATTAGTGTGCTTGAACTGCCCATAAATTCTACACAAAATTCTTGTGCAAATTTTTGTGTGTCGAAGTCCATACCAGATAAAGTTTCGTTTTTCCACTCTTCATCTCTTCCTGGAATTTTGTACCAAGGAACTTCGATGTAGTGGTATCCATTCCATCCATCATCTTTAGGTTTTTGTGCGCCTTCACAAGTTTTATAGAAATGATTCAGTCCATTTGGAGTTGACGTAAACAAAATCTTAGTAGTCTTACCAGATGTAATTGTAGGGAAAACCGATGCAAAGAATTCTTCCCAATTATCAACAAATGCAGTTTCATCGATATATAGAAATGAGATTGATTTACCACGAATCGAATCTGAAGACGTTGATCCTGCCAATATTTTACAGCCGTTTTCAAATTCAACAGAACCCTTGTTCCATTCGATAACGCCTTGTTGTAGCCATTTTGGCAGAGACTCGTAGGATATTTTAATTCGATTTAGAATTTCTCTCGCTGAATCGCCTTTGTTTGCAAGAAGTGCTATGGTTTTATGTGAATTAAAAAGTGCATAATGTAAAATTACTGCCGTTGCTGTAGTGGTTTTACCAGCCTGTCTGGAAGTTGCAACTGTAACTCTTCTATGCTTTGTAATTTTCTCCATAATTTCACGTTGGTATTCGTATAGTTTGATTGGAATTAGTCCGTGATCAACGTGAACAATTTTGATATATTTCTCTGAAAAATATATTGGATCATTGGCGCATTTGATATACTCTTGTACCATTTCAGGAGTGAATTCTGTTTCAATTCCTCCTCTTTTTATATTGTTATTACCGTTATATCCGTCGCCGCGCATATGTTATTCCTTCTCAGTTTCTTTTTCTTTTTCCCTCATATTTTCTAAAGCTTTTTGAAGTTCTAGTGTTGTACCACTGAATATTGTAGTATTGTTTGTAATATTTTTGGGGCCAGTTTCTGTTGACTTATTTGCTTTTGATCTTAATTCTGCCAAGTCTTTATTGGCATCCATCGTTGTTTTTATTAGATTCGCTAAAGTATCAAATTCTTTATGTCCTTCGGATGTTTCCGCTATACTAATCATTGTATCTAATACATTCATTGATTTCTCAATAACTTCGTACATATTCTTTCGAACATAATCAAAATCTTCGTTGTTGTCTGCAACATCTGTATCTCTAGTTGGAGGTAACACCTCTCCAGTCAATATATCTGGAGCTATATTCAAATTTTCTCCTATAACGTCTCGCATTATTCGTCCTTTATTTCGACTATATATCCCCAATCATCATCTTTCATGATTTCATCGTGAGATATGCTATACTCTGAATTTTCGGTTGGTATTCCATCGACTGTCAATCCGGGTCTTACTGTGACGACTCTTTTTTCACCGTCTGGATTTGTGTCAGTATGTGTGTTCACCTTCGCAAATTTTATCAATTTTCTATTGACGTTTGGTCCAAAGAAGAATCCTTTTAGTGTGAAATTGAGTGTCCAAATTAAAACTGATCTTTCTTGGAAATCGCCTTCATATGTATCATCATAGATTACTGAATCTAAGTTTACTGAAACGTCTATGTATTCACCACTATCTTCAATCAACTCGATTCCGTGTGAAACTGAAGGTCTAAAAAATGGTATAATTTGTTCAATTATTTTTGACCCATCTTCGGTATATTTGACCATGACAGTCAATTCATACTCTAGGTTATATGGAACAGGACTTCCTAAGTTTTTACAAACACTGTTTCTGCCAAGAATACGCTCAGGATCATATGTTATGTTTTTTAGTTCAAAAGCCATTCTCGGCAGTTGAATTGCCGGAGCCTTCAGATCTGGATCTTCGTTCAATCTGGCCAAAAATTTCTGTTTTGGCCCATATGATAGAGGAATTTCCATCGTCTGAATTTTCTTCTTTTTATTATCTCTTCTTGTAATCTCAATATCGTTGAAAAGAGTGCCGAAATAGGCAGTATATTTTCTTAATATTTGATGATAAAATCTATTTCCGTAAATATCTCAGCCCTCCATTAAAAGTTTTCTTCGCCATATGGGTTATTTTCAGTGAAGTCTATTATGAGATCGCCTTCCTTTTCGATAGCAAAGTTATCTGCACCTGGATCAAATATATCTAAATTAGATAATGGACTCCATTCAACTTCAATACTATTGCCCATACCAACTTGTGTGTCGCTCGTGTAGTATACACTATCTTTTTTATTTGGAGTAAATATGACTTTTGCACCAGCAACTCCAGGTACACCTATAACTTCTATACCCTCTGGAGTAATTATATTATCTATACTTTCGTTCTCATTTATATTGAAAGTAGTGCCTGAGTTTGTACTATCTCCAATATCAAATATGTATCTTTTGTCTGTTGTTAACTCTAGAACTGGCATTTCTTTACCATCGATGTAGTATGAAAGTGAGTTTTCATCGCTTGTATTTGGTCCAACAGTAACAACAAAGCTTTGGTCAGCATCATCAAATGTGGTGACTCTATCCTTGAATACGTTGTCTATAAAGTCTAGACCAGTATAAAATCTTTCGTTACTAAACTCGAATAATTCGCATCTCAAATCATAGGTCTGCAATTTGCCCATTTGATAAAATATAGCTTCGTGTTCAACGTGCATAACCTCGAATATCTTACCATTCAGTGGCAGATATATCAAATCGCCTTCATTAGGTCTGACCTGTTTTGTATGTTCTCCAATTTCACCATCAAAAGTTCTCACAGCAACAGTAAACGTTATTGCGTCTTTGATTTGAATTCCGAATTTTGATAGGAAGTCGCCTTCGCCTTCAAAGCCATCCACATTTTTGATATACATTTCCATCATGTATGCGGAATTGAATGTTGATAAGTCGTCTTCGTTCAACAAATCGTCCTCAGCAACAATCGTTCTTGGCATGTACCAATTATCAATCCCGTGAATTCTAATCGATTCAACGATTAGGTCTTCTATGAGATTTTGTTCGTTTGAAGCTTGAAAATTTCCAAAATAGTTGTTAGTCGCCACAATATTTGTCCCTTATCGCTTATTTTAACCTATGAGATCAAAAGCCGGAATGGAATAACTGTTAACGAGTTCGTCTCGCAGTGTAATCAACTCTTCTCTTGCATCGGTAAGAATTTGTAATCCATTAAAAACAACTCCTCCAGGAAGTTGCATATTCTCAAATTTTGTCAGGTTAGATCCCCATTGGTACTTAATCAACGCTGTAGCGTAATTTTGTAACCATCTATCTTTCCATATGTCAGGATAGACTTTAGGATCAACAACTGAGTAACATTCAACTACAATATACGATCCCACTTCCATAGAATTCCAATCCATATCAATATGGAGTTTATTTACATGGCGATTGTATCTAATTGGTTGTTTACCAGACAGCAATTCTTCCATATACTGCAAATGTTGCATAGACATAACAAAATGTGACATATTGCCATTCGATAAATCGTGAAGATTGTGTTGTAAAAATTGGTATTTTGGACTAAACATTCCACTAGATGTTAGAGTGAAAGAAATGTCAAATATACTTGAAACGCCTATAATATTTTCAGGTATCGTAATATATCGATTAGCTTTATCTTCTGAAGTAACTTGGTGCTTAAAGAATATTCTTTCTGTTCCATCAAAATGATAGTCATTGAATAATGAAATTGCTTCATCAATTCTATCTTCTACCTGATCAATATCCACGTTTATTTCAATCACCGGCTTACCAAGTCTTCGTAAACACCATTCTATAAATTCTTGTCTATTTTTTGGTTGTGCCACTTAAATATTCCTTATCTTGTGATTCCCGGAGTCACTGTTGCAATTCCTTCTACAATTCTCGTAGTTTTACCGTTTTCATCTGTGACTTCAACATCATATAGATATCGACCTGGATAAAGTTCTTTGGTCATAGATTTAGGTAATGACAAAACTATTTGTCCCAATTCGTTAGTATGCGCAGCATCAAATTCTGTGAAATTTGTGGCAGCGTAATTCTTTCTCATTTGAGATTCTACAGTATTTCCAGTAAAATCATATGGATCGCCAATATCATTTTCAATATATATTTCAGCGGAAAAGTCTGTTCCTTGATCTATTCTTATGTTTCTTTTAATTGCCATATAAATTCTCCACTATCTCTTTATATTACTTATCAAATAAAAAGGGCCGCAATAAATGCAGCCCAGTTGAATATTAAAGTATGATTTATTTCATCTCTTCTTTTTCTGATAGTTCTTGAATTACTTTCATAACTCCGCTCAATACATCACTTTCTAAATCTTCTACTGGTTTAGTAAATGCAAAAGGTTGAGCGCAAGGCACATTTTCTTTGTTCACCGTGACTGTTCCTGAAACTTTTCCTCTCACAGTCACACTTGCTTTAGAGCCTTTATTTGTGAAGGTAACTGTTGTTACTTCCAACTTAGGTCTTTTCATTGTAGTTCCTTTTGGAACATCAATAGTCTTTTCAATAGTCATATCAGCTTTGGTTTTCATTTATCTAATTCTCCAAAAAAGTTCGTTAACTTTTGTTAATGTATACGTTCTGACTTCAGTTAAAACAATTTCGTCTCCATCCGAAGCAGAACCAGATGTGTTGGTAATAGTTTCACCATCAGAAATGTCAATCGTTGAATCGTGATAGACTGACGTGCCTACCATTGATATTCTAACTGCACCTGGACCAAATCTTTTGATAATCTCTATTGTCATTCCAACATCTGCATCTGAATCGATTGTTATTGGAATATCTCCAGAAAGCGTGTTTGCAACAAAGGCACTAGGAGGAGCTTTTCTTCCTTGTAAGTCTAAGTTAGTTTCAGGGGTTGCAGTCGGAATGAAAGGAACGCCTTCATATCTCACTGCAAATTCATCACTAGTGAATGTGTGCAATTCATAACCATCGTTTCTTGTAAACTGCTTAACCATATTTGGCCATGAGAATGTATCTGCATCTGGGTGAATTTTAGGATTTCTAATAATCGTATTTACTGGACCGTTTGACGTATCGATTGCCATCAGAGGACCAGCGCCTTTGTTGCTCACATAATGTTCGTCTATGATAATTTGATTCGCATTTTCTTTACCATATATGACAAATGTTGGCTGTCTAATGAAACCAGAAAGACATCTTTTAAAGTGTTGGGTACCATAATTGTTGTCAACTAGATTTGGACTACCAATTACAACTGCACCATCAAAGTAATCTGATATCACAGCACCTGCAGGTTCTTCCGGAGTTGGATCGTCTCGTCTTGCTGCGGTAGACATTGATATATTTTCCCAGAGTCCCTCACCAGCACCTTCAGTAATATGAAGCGATCTTCCAGAATTTGTTTCAAAGTGGCCCGACTTAACGTGCAGAAATTCACAACCAGCGCGATATCTCAACCCTGTATTAGAATATTGTGCTTGCGCTCTATCAATCACTAAACCCGTAATTGTTTTAGGTGAACCTGGAACACCAACATCTATACCAATATCTGTACCAGAGGCAGTTATGTTCTTAGCACTGATTAGGTTTCCACCTAACTCTCCATAGAACTGGAATCCAATACAAGTACTAGAAAATTCAGAAGTTGGAATTTCGTTAGATTTCCATGCATTGTTCACATTCGTTATACTATTGATGTACAAGTCATCTAGATTACCAAGATAGCCGTCTCGAATTCTCATAACAATAGGTCGGGCAGAAGAATTAGCTAAGTCTGAAACTTCAACTCTCATATTGATATTTTGCGCACCGCCATATTGTGTTGCTGCTGTGCCCTGGAAGTCGAATAGAATTCCTGATTCAAGTTCACCAGTCATAGAAAAGTTCTTGAACTCTTGTGTAACTGTGCTTGTCTTGATGCCCTTATCTTTAGCAAAGTGAAGCACAGACCCCATAGGGAATCTATCGCGTTTATTCCATTGAATACTCGCTGCACCAGTACCACTAAAGATATGCTTACCATTATTAGGATCACTTACAGGCGCTTCTGGATTTTCAATGTCATCATATCCAAAATACAGATCCTCTGAAATGTAATACTCAGTTGGACCCATTGTTGTGTTTCTTTTTGCATGTAAGCTTGCATTAATTGCGTTTTTGAAGCTTAAATGATCATCATTGCCTGTTACAGACCAATCGTCAAAGTTTCTATCAGCGCCGCCCAATGCTCCCCACATTCCAACGTCAAATGAGTTTCCGACTGCATCAAACTCTGTTCCTGTAATATTACCATTACCAGAAACTTTTTTGATTTTTCCGCCATCAATGTCGCCTGGAGTCGTGTGTCCCATGACCATTGAGACTTCTCCAACTTCCATTGAAGTTGAATTTTTTGCATCTTCTAATGTCTGAAATAGAGGAATTCTTAGAGGATCAGCTTTCGTTCCTTGACCCTTAATTGTTTTGTCGTCTTTTGTGGCAAAACTGCTAGAAAATAATTCCGGTGTAACTGGCACCCAGTCTGTGCCATTATTCATTTTCACAACAACATCAGATGAATTGGAAGTGTCTATCCAAATTGCCTCTAAGTCTGTTGGAGGCGTATCTGACATATCAGTGTTGAAAATTCCAGTTGCATCCATTTCAGCTAGAAATGCGTTTACAGCCAATACTGCTTCTGATCCAACAGAAAATCTCTTGTAGTTTGTCATTGCTGTTGGATCAGATTTTTGGAACAATCTGTCGTGTGTCTTAGGGTCATATATCATTATGCAATTGATCCTTTATCTATACCTGTTGCCGAAATATTATCTGCATTTGATGCTGCAATGCCATCAACTTCGCTCGATAATTCAACTATATTTAGTGAATTTGTGTTAGTTGAATTTTCTAGGGCAGTGGTTCTATTTCCAATATCTTCAACTATGGGCGCATTTAGGTTGACTTCATCCACAATATCGTTAGTAACATCTAACCAAGTTCCGAATGAGTCTGTGTTTTCTACTCTATTAATATTCGCCATTCTTAATCGTTCCTTCTTGTATTCTGCGCTCTAGTCTAGCGAGCGTATCCTCTATTTTCTTAAACCTGTTTTCTATCTCTCTAGACTTTTTGTAAGCCAAGAGAGATTCTTTATCAGTATTTATGATAGCAACACCGACTCTTTTCATAATAATCCTTATGTTAATGCAATACTTCTATAATCATCTAAATGAATG